AGAGTTGGATTTGATGTATCAGAAGAAATTATAAACTCAAATGATGATTCTTCATTATATGATAATGCAAAAGGATTTACAAACTTTGCTGCACCAGGTGCAGATAGATTCAAAATATCAGTAAAACTTGCTAAAAAGTCATTATCAGACTTTGAAGATACAAACTTTGTAGAGTTGATGAAAGTTGATATAGGATCTATAAAAAAAATAAGAGATGATACATCTTATGCTGAAATTTTAAGGTATTTTGCAAAAAGAACATATGATGAATCAGGTGATTACTCCGTTGATCCATTCCGTGTAAGTATTGAAGAGGCACTTAATAATGAAATTGATCAGGATGGATTATTTACTGATGACAGATTAACTTATGATGGGAATGTTCCTGATGATGATACAGTATGTGTCAAAGTATTACCAGGTAAGGCTTATGTAAGAGGGTTTGATGTAGATTTATCTGTTACATCAGTGCTTGATGTTGACAAACCAAGAGATGTAAAAAACATTTCGGGATTATCAGTTCCCTTTGAAATGGGAAGTTTGATAAGAGTAAACAATGCTCAAGGAGCTCCTGTTGTTAGTATTGGAGGAACTACAGGAAATATAATTCAACTTCATGGTGATAGAAAAGGAAGTAGTAATACTTTTAGTGGTCCTCAAGTGGGTGAAGCAAGAGTTTACTTTTATTCTTTGACTGATGATACTTACAAAGATGCAACATCTAGTTTTGACCTATACTTATATGATGTTCAAACATTCACTGTATTGAAATGTAGTGCTTTTACTGATTCAGATGTAGTGAAAGGAATGAAAGTTAGAGGTCTTTCAAGTGGTGCTGAAGGTTTTGTTGCTAAAAATGGTAGTACTACAGGAATCGATGAAATAGTAGTATCTCAAACAACAGGAAAATTTATTGTTGGAGAGCAATTAGTAATTAATGAAAGATTAAATGGATATGAAAAACCATCTATAAAAGAAATAGTTACATACACAGTTGATGATATAAAATCAGTATTTCAAGATGCAGATGGAATCAAAATAAGTGGACAAAGTAGTGGATTATTAACAGATTTTAGTGCAGATACAGTATTATATGATCGTGTATTACCTGGTTTTTCATTAACTGACCAAATTAATGTTGTGGGAACTGCTGCGACTGCTGCAAATCGTAATTTTGCAGGAAAAGTTGGTATTCAAACAGGATCAATTATATCATTTAGTGATGGCTCTGGTTCAGTTCCTGTTTTCAATAAGGTAACAAATATATCTACTGAAGGTAAAACACTCACTTTAGCATCAACAACTAGTGTAAGTGGTGTAAACGATGGGGGAACAGTTGCAACAAGCAAAACAACATCATCTACATTTAGAATTAAAGTTCCCAAAATTTTAAATCTTGAAACTTCTGGAATTTTTGCTGAATTACCAAAACCAAATGTTTCACTGGTTGATTTTGGAAATTCAGATTTAACTATTGCAAAACAAATAACAGGTGGTCCAACAAATATTAACAGTAGTGAAATAACATTTAATTCATCTGTTGGTTTAACAACTTCTGTAGGAATTACAAGCGTATTCTTTGAACCATTCGATCAAGAAAGATATTCAATTCATTATAGTGATGGTACAACAGAACCATTAAAAAAAGATCAAGTTTCAATTACCAATGGTGGTAATACTATAACATTTAGTGGTTTATCAAAATCAACTGGTAATGCAACAGTAAATGTAACTCTAAAAAAATTAGGAGTAACTAGTAAATCAAAAGATTATTTAAGAAGTCAGACTCTTGAAGTAATAAGAACTAAAGGTGTTGCAACACCATTTAATGGTTTGGCTCACAGTAGAGGTTACGGATTAAGAGTAGAGGATGATGAAATATCATTAAATGTCCCAGATGTCGTTAAGGTACTTGCTGTTTATGAATCTAAAGACACAAATACACCAGTTCTAGATAAACTAACATTTGTATCTGGATTAGCATTGAATACAACCACCATAGTTGGTGAACATATAAGAGGTAAGGAAAGTCGTGCGATTGGACAAATTGTAAGTCGTACTGCAAATACTGTCGATTTTGTTTATTTAAATGACAATAGATTTGCAATTGGAGAAGTTATCAATTTTAGAGAGTCATCTGTAGAGACTATTTTACAAGGAGTAACAGTTGGTAACTTTGTTGATAGAACAAGTAATTACACATTAGAAAAAGGTCATAAGGAACAATATTGTGATTATTCTAAAATTATTAGAAATGAGAAGTCTGCAGTACCATCTAAAAAACTTTTGATCATATATGATCAATATCAAGTAGCAAGTGGAAATAATGGAGATTTCTTTACAGTAAATTCATATCCAAAGGAAAGGTATTCAAAAGATCTTCCTAATATCAATGGAATATCAGCATCAGATATTCTTGACTATCGACCAAGAGTAAAACCATATGTTTACAGTGGTGGTGGAGCCTCTCCATTTGCTTTTACTAGTAGAGCATTTGAATCTACAAATCCCTATGTAATCACTCCAAATGAAAGTGCGTTACTTGGTCTTAATTTTTATCTTGGTAGAATTGATAAATTGCTTGTCAGTTATGATGAGGGAATTGAAGTTTTCATGGGAGAGTCATCAGAAGATCCTGTTGAGCCTTCAATTAATAGTGATGCAATGGAAGTTGCAACAATAATTTTACCACCATATTTGTATGATATAAGAGATGCTGAAATTAGATTAAAAGATAATCGTAGATTTACAATGCGTGATATTGGAGCACTTGAAAAAAGAATTGAAAATTTAGAGGAAGTTACATCACTATCCGCTTTAGAATTAGATACAAAAGCATTTCAAATCAAAGATGCAAATGGTTTAAACAGATTTAAGAGTGGTTTTGTTGTTAATGAATTTAAAGATAGACAATTTATCGATTTTTCTCCTCAAGGTGGTTCAAGATGTGATGTTGATGTAGATAACAAAGAATTGATTTCTGCAGTCGATTTCTGGTCAATGAACCCTGAACTTGCATTGAATACTGGAATTGATGTAAAATCTGCAGATATGAATTCTAATTTAGAACTTTTAGATTCAAATTGTAAAAAAACTGGAGATTTAATCACATTAGATTATGAAGAAGTAGATTGGTTGGAGCAACCCCAAGCAACAAACGTAGAAAATGTGAACCCATTTAACGTAGTTGCTTTTTCAGGTCTTATAATATTAGATCCTCCCTCTGATAATTGGACAAGAACTATATACACAACCACTGCAAGAATAGAATCAACTGGAGCAAGATGGGTTGAAAACACAAATATAGTTTCAGATGCAAAAACTAGAGGTACAACTAGCACTAAATATGGATCTTGGTATAGTCATGGATATCAAAGAAAAAGAAATATAACTAAAACAACACAGGTTACTCGTAGAATTGAAAAAAGTTTTTCAAATCAATTAGTAGGACCATCAGAAGAAAAAGATTATATTGAGAGTACAAAGGTAACAAGTCAAGTAGATCCATTCATGAGATCTAGAAACGTTGCTTTCTACGCTAGTGGTTTAAAACCACTTACAAAACACTATCATTTCTTAGATAGTGGTGTTCCAGATATAGTCCCTAAATTGACCGAGATTGAAATGAATTCTGGTACATTCTCTGTATTTGAAGATGTAAAGGTTGAATTAAATGGAAAAGAAATCGGTTTGATTAGATCTCAAGAACCAAATCATAAGTATGGTGACGAAAGCAGACCAGAAGTACAAGCATCATTAGGTACACCAAATGTACTTGTTGAAAAGTATATAATTGATCCATATGACCGTACAAGACCATCTCCATCAGCAACTTATTCTGCTACATCAAGATTATTCAATACTGATATAATCGGACTCGCTAATAATGAAAAATATTTTGGATATCTTGTTAAAGGTGCAAAATTAACTGGTAAATCAAGTGGTGCTGTAGCGACTGTCACTAATACCACATTAATTTCAGATAATTGGGGAGATGTAGTTGGAACCTTCTTCTTTAGAAATGCAAATAAAATACCAAAACCACCTACCTTATTTTCTACAGGAACTAAAACATTTAAAGTAACATCTCAACCAGATGGAACTATTCCATTACCTGGTGATTTAGCAATGTTAAGTAGTTCTACTGGAAATTTCCTTGGCACTGGAACTGTTTTAAGTCAAAATAATTTCTTAGTTCAGATAAGAAATCCACCCAAACCACCAGCAAGAGAGAATGAAGTAACAGTTTCTGTTGATAATGAAGTGATTACAACTCAACAAGTAACTAATATTTACAAGAGTAAAAAAGGTGGTTGGGGAAGAACTAAGAAAAAGCAACAGAAAAAATGCAAACAAAATAAGAAAAATAAGAGTTGTAAGAAAAGAGGATCAAGAACATCAGGAGGAAGAGATCCATTATGTCAGTCATTTACTGTCAATGAAAATGGTGCGTTCTTAACTTCATTCGATGTATTTTTTGCATCCAAAGATCCAAATGTTAAACTAACAGTTCAATTAAGAACAATGGAATTAGGAGTTCCAACTGAATTCCTAGTTCAGGATTATTGTACAATTACTGTTAATCCAGAATATATTAATGTTTCAGATGATGCCTCTGTACCAACTACATTTAGATTCCCCTCTCCAGTTTACTTAGCAGAAGATGAAGAGTTTGCATTAGTATTTTCTGCACCATCATCTGATAAGTATACACTGTGGAGTGCGACAATGGGTGAAAAATCTATTAAAACAACACAGTTACCTGATGTACAAAATGTGGTTGTATCTAAACAAGATACTGGTGGTAGTTTATTTAAATCTCAAAATGGTACTATTTGGACAGCATGCCAGAATCAAGATTTGACGTTCAAACTTCGTAAGGCAAGTTTTGTACCAGATGGCACTGTTAGAATGTATAATACACCAATTGAACCAGGAAATGCTAATACACAAGTCTTACCAAGTAATCCCGTTCGTTCATTACCTCGAAAATTAAAAGTAACTATTGATGGTGGTGGTACAAGAACAAATGCTAATTTACCAATTGGCAGAAAAGTAAGTACAGGTGCTGCAGGTGATTCAGAAGATCAAAGTGTAACAGGTATTATTGAAGGACAAGGTGCACCTTTAGCTGGTACAGAAACTGTAACTGGTGGATCTGGATATAGTGTAAGTGGAACTGTAAGTACAGTTGCTTTGACTGGAAGTGGTTCTGGTTGTACAATTACTGTTTCATTATCTTCTGGTGTTGCTTCTGTAAATTCAGTTGTCGCAGCAGGAACTGGATATCAAGTTGGTGATGTATTAACTGTTGATAATAATCATAGTGGTGTAGTTAGAGGTGCTGGATTAAAGTTTGTTGTTACATCAATTGACACAACATTTGATACTTTATATCTAACTGATGTTCAGGGTCAGAAGTTTACAGATAATCAACCATTAGTTCAGTATGGTGCTAATAATGATACAAGAGCAGTTATCACTAATGTCGCTGTGAATGGCGATTCAGTACAAAGTGGTGACTTATATGCTGGTAATGTATTTGAGGTCACACAATATAATCATGCCCATCACGGAGCAAATAATAAAATAGAAATAGAAAATATTAAACCAGATACATTAATAGTTCCTTCAACTTCATCATTGACAGCAGAGAGCACTGTTGTTTCTCTAGGAAATACAACACCATTTACAACATTCTCTGGAATCGCAACAGATAGAGGAGAGGCATTAATTGAGGAGGAAATAGTATCTTATGTTGTTGGAACAGGACAACTTACATTAACAAGAGGTGTTTTAAATACAGTATCATTACCTCATGCCGAAGGTGCAAGTATTCAAACATATGAAGCAGCTGGAGTATCATTAGTAGGAATCAATACTGTTCATACTATTCCAACTAATACAACACTAAAAGATAATTCAGATGTTGATAGTTACTATCTTGAAGTCAATCGTACTGCTTTAGATCCTTTGAATCAAAGAACTGAAAATTCATTATTATGCTTCAGAGATGAAAAAGCATTTGGTGGAAATAATGCAAAAATTTCACAAAATCATCAGTTTAGTTCTTTTGAACCACAAATTAATTTCTTAACACCAGGTACAGTTACAGATTTGACTGCTTCAGTAAGAACAATTAGTGGAACAAGTGCGGGAGGTACTGAAGTATCCTTTATAGATCAAGGAATTGAATTTGTATCTCTTAACAACTTTAAATTTTTTGAAACTCCAAGATTGATTACATCTACAATTAATGAGGATAAATTAACATCACTTCCTAAACAAAAATCATTTTATCTAGATCTTGATTTAGCAACTGGTCACACAAATTTATCACCTATTATAGATTTAAAAAATGCAACATTTATATTTGGAAGAAATAAAATCAACAATCCCGTAGGTTCTGAAAATTATGCAACTGATTCACGTACAAATCAAATAAAGAATGATCCTCATGGTTCAGTATTCGTATCTGAAAGAGTTGATTTAGAGCAACCTGCAACTTCTTTGAAAGTTATTGTTGGTGCTAATGTTCCACCAGAAGCAGACTTTAGAGTATTTTATAGACTATACAGTGCAGATTCTTCGGAGGTATCATTAACTTATAGACCGTTTCCTGGTTTTAAAAATTTAATTGATTCTGATGGAGATGGATTTGGTGATTTAGTAATTGATGAAGCAAATAATGATGGTAGACCTGATGCAATTGTTATATCTAGTGGATTTAACGATTTTAATGAGTATCAATTTACTGCAGATGATTTAGAACAATTTACTGGATTCACAATCAAAATTGTAATGATGTCAACAAATGAATGTTCTCCAGTTAGACTAAAAGATTTAAGAATACTCGCTTTAGCATGATACCAGTTGAAGGACATCAAAATTTGTTTCGTAGTGAGGATACTAATGCAATTATTAGTACAGATACAGCAGCTTATCAAGATTATTTGAATACTCGTAGAATTAATTCTGATAAACAAGCAGAATTAGATACTATGAAATCAGAGATAGAAACTCTGAAATTAATGTTAAATGAGATTGCCTCAAAGATAACATCATAGTAAATATAAATACTTTTTAGATCTGAACACGCTAACCTAGATGGCAGACATCAAAGTCAGAGTTGGACAACAAAATGCGACAAA